GGATGTGAAGTTAACGCCAATGTGTTTTTGTGATGCAACTGACAATGTTGTAAATTGCTCGTTGTCATCTTGCACTTGTAAAGCCGCGCCGTCAGTTACTAAAGCACGATCCGGTAAACGGATACGCAATGTAGAACCAATTTTAGCGCCTTCAACGGCAAAAGAATCGTCGTATTGACGATTTACGTTACGTGTGATCACAAGGTTATTCTCTAGGATTTCTAGGGCTTTACGAGTGATCATATCAATGGTTAAGATTGAGTTTGACATGATATTTCCTTATTAAAAGTTAGCGGTTTCTTTTCGCTTCCCATGCCTTAGCTTGTCTAGCTCTTTCAGCAGCAATCCAATCAGACGTAGACATTGACTTCATTGACCTAGGGTCAGTCGTGTCGTACGCTGGTGAACCGTTACCTTTAGCCGTGACAGGCGAAATAGGCGCAGGTGCGCTAGTTGTTTTCTTAATAACCGGCTCGTTAGCAATTTTTGCTTCAAGTCGACCAATTTCTTTAGCTTGTAAGATTGGCGGTAACTGAGCAATCCGGTCAGCTTCCTTAATATTAGTCCCTAGGTAATAAGCCAGTTCGGGGCCAACATCAGATGCCTGAATGGATTGGGCCATCACGTCAGTAATAGGAACGCTGGGGTTATATGCAACTTGCTCGAAGTCATCATACTTAGCTCGTGCTTCTTCTTCTCTATCGTGGTAGGACTCAATGATTTCACGCTGTTGCTTTTGACGATCTCTTTGCTCAAGCAGTTGTTCAGCTTTCTGCACTGCCAATGCTTCGGCGTATGCTTCTACTGTTTCAAATTGCTCAGGCGCAGGAAGGTCTCTAGGCGTCGCAGGGGTTGAAGCCTGTGCAGCACGTTCTCTTTCCCATTTACGTTGTTCTCTTGCCAAGCGTTTGCCAATTGCAGCATCAAGTTCCTCTTGCGAGAATGACTTGCTTGCTTCTGCTGGCTTTTCTTCCGACACTTCTACGTCATTTGCTACAGTTTCAGGAGCTGTCGTAACTTCCTCTACTGGCGCGGGTACTACCGCTAATTCAACATCATCACTCATTTTATTATCCCTTAACGGAATCTCGGTTAACCTTACCGATACGGATTAAAACTAAATATTCTTAATACTGTCCTGAAATGCTTTAATGCGAGCGTCAAGCGCGGCAGTTGCGGCATCCAGTTTGTCATTTTCTGCTTTAAGTTCACCAAAGCGAACATCAAGCTCATTTGCATTAGCTTGAACTTTTTTCTCGCGTGTTGCAACATCTTTTTCGCGTTGCGCTAATTCAGCGTCATTTACCGCAATTCTAGCTTCAAGTTCTGCGCCGTTATTTTTAAGTTCGGCTACTAATGCTTCAGCCGTAGCTTTAGCTTCTTTAGCTTTCTCTAATATAGCATCCGCGTCTACTTTTTTGCTTAATGCGTACGCATCAGCAGCATCTTTAGCTTTAATAGTTGCTTCAACGGCTGAAAGTGCGCCTTGGCGTTTAGCCAATTCGTCTTTAGTTGCAACCAATTGAGCTACGTCTGAGCTTAAATTTTTCTTGATATACTCAAGGAATTTGCCTGAGTCTAGGCTACCTGCATCATTAGTAATGTTCATTTTAGACCCCTATGCGTAGTAGCTAATGTTTAATTTAGCACCGCCAGCTTGCTCAATAAAACGAATTTGAGTTAAGTCACCATCGTACTGTAGTGTTACGCCTACTGCAAGTGGCATACCAACAGTAGAAGTAGGAGCTACACCATCATCGCGCCAACGTACTGCTTGAGCTTCAGGCGTAATAAGAGCGATTGAAGGCCCACCTGCTAATCCGCTAAGATTTTTAACAGGTACTGTTAAAAAGGTTGCGCCGCTTAAATCAGTAATTTGCTGATACCCTAAGCGCGAGGTAATTGCTTTTAATGTTGTTGCCATCTAAATTCTCCTACTTTGTGTAAAGGATCGAATTTCGACCCATAATTGTTGTGCTGCAATAATAATACCCTGAAAAAACCCACCCGCAAAAAAACTGCCACCAAAAAAGCTATTCATTAAAACGCTCCGCCTGATATGCCTGACGTGGCAGTTAATGTAGTCACAGTAATCGTGCCGCCTGTAATGGCCACAGAATTTGCGTTCTGTTCAGCCATTGTTCCTACGCCTGTTAAAGTATGATTAGCGTTCCATGCTATTGCACCGGTTGCACTAAAGCTATCATCAGCCGTAGTTGAGTGGGCAACAGCTATTGTCATGCTAAGAACCGTAATTTATACAAGGTTGATAGGTATAGACCTATAATTTCGTCAATTATGTTCTGTAGGGGAGAATCTGTTTCGTCGCATATTTTGTAACGATCAGCTTCAATTTCTTCTAATTGATTCTGTAAAAAGTCAATAATGTTTGTAGTTTTTTTAGCTGACTGAAGCGATATAGGCCCCATCAAACCGTGGCGGCCTTGGTAGGCTTCAGCAAAGTTGTCTGCCAGGTCAATAACATTGTCATAAAAGCCACGTAGTGCTTTATGCTTAGAGTAGCTTCTAGTATTTAGATGTACAGAGTGCGCTACATCCCTAGCTAAGAATAGTATTCCTACAAAGTCACAGGCTTTCATTGTTGTATTCCTTCAGGCGGCATCATTGGTTGTTCGGGTTGCATTTGTTCTTCAGGCATCATGCCTTCAGGCTGTTCAGCAGTTTCGTCAGGCATTTCTCTACCAGGCATCTCGCCAATTAAGTCGCCGCTGTCCATCATACCGTGAACTGTACCCATGACTATGTCTTGGATTTGTTCAGGTGACATGCTTGCCTGCACTGCGCTGATACGTTTAGTTTCAGCGTCGTATGCTTTAATGTTAGCCTCTTGTTCTTTGATTGCCAAGTCTTGCGCTTCCATAGACTTGCTGACGTTTTGCAACATGCCGTGTAATTGGTCTAGCTCTTGGCCCATAGCTTCAAGTTGTTGCTGTGCTGCTTGCAATGCTGGGTCTTCATCGGCATCGCTTAGTAGTTTAGGATCAATAGTCTTAGCAAAGCGTTTAGCCATTTCTTGTGCGCCAGGCCAGTCCATGTTTTTAACGAATAAATCGCCAGCCACAGCCCATAGTTGTGGATTGCCTTGCAATAGTTGGCTCATGGCATCAAGTGACTCTTGACGTTTAGTCATGTAGCTTGGGCCTGTAGATACGCATACATCGTACTTACCAACGCTAGGATTGTAGATTTTTTCAATCACAATGCCTGACTCATCAACAATTTTCTTCACTGGCTCGGCTTGTGACGGGTTAATTTTAGCCCGTTTTACTTCGCCATCTACGCCAATAATACGAGCAATACGTTCTGTATCGTAAATTTTAGGTATCATGTCCACTAATTGACGTCCACAGTGACGTATAGCACGCGCTAAATTGTCAACGTAGTGATATGTGCCTGTGTCGCCTTGTTTTTCACGCGCTAAGATAGCACGGCCTGAGCGTTCGTTACTTGTCGCACCTAAACTGGAGTCGTATTGGCCAGTTGAGGACTTAATATCGTCAGATGCACCAGCTTTAGCCTGTAATAGACCGCTAGACGCCATAGGCGGTTGAGCGCGTTGAGGTAATGGCAATACCGCACCAGCACCGTCTGTTACGTCAGGGTTAACCTCTAAATACGGCCAGTTGGTCGTGTTGGCTGTCTTCCATTGTGTCTCGTAGCCCTCAAATTGACCGCCGTAACCTATGAATGGCGCTTTTGGTGCCAGTGCCAACATCTCGGCTTCTTGTGAAACCCAATAGTTGTACATACGTTGCGCGTCTTTTGCGTTACGGATTAAGCCTGACACGTATAAACGGCCATCAACTTCGTATTCGTTACCTACAACACGGATAACAGGTATAAATTTACCCGCCCATTCTTGTTCTTCTAGCACTTCAAAGCCGTTAGTTTTGAGCCATTTGACCTTTTTAACGTCTGCCATGCGTGATTTAAGCGGTTTTAAGCCTAAAGCCTTCAATTCTTTGTCGTCACGGCTGCCTTCTACCGCGCTCATGTTGCCTTGGTAGAGATTTAGCTTGGTTGGCGTATGCTCGTAGTAAAAATACTCAGCAATACGCACTGTGTCTTCAGTTAACCATTGACTTAGTGAGGAATCGCCCACACCTTGCTGCATCATGGACGAAATTGGCGCGGCATCAGGGAACTGACGCTCGTATTCTGCCTTCGTCATGTCTTCTGTAATAAAACACCACTCAGCATCGCTGCCGCATGGGTCTTGTATTGTAGGATCCATATAAACACTAAAGGAATTGCGGATGCGGCCAATGTATAGGTCTTGGTCAAATGAATTGTCGTCGCAATATTTAGTGAGTACACGGATGTAGCCTTCACCATAGGTGACTTGGTTTTCACATGCTGTGTCGTATGCGACATCTGCATCTGAAATATATTCAATATGCCTAATTACACCCTCAAATATCTCCGCGACCTCTACGTCAGCGTTATCATCCACAGGGATTACCTTCACCGAAGGTCGATTTTGGCGTTGTTCATTAGTAACTTGATGAACATGTTGCGGTAACTTATTGATTGTTAAGCAAGGTCGTGCGTTGATGGTTTGACCTTGAACTGAGCCACGGGTAGCCAGTACGTCCGCAGGCCATTGCCACTGATTGTCGGGGGAGCCTGCCTCGAAACGTAAGTCATCAAGCTCGTCTTCACGGCTCTCTGAATACGCAGAAACCGCCATAGTAAAGCGGCTTCGCATCGTTGCAAGCATGTCTTTTTTGTCGTTTGGCTTATTAGCGCCTTCTGCGACAACCCCTACAGTAACCATATCATCCATCGATCACTCCAATAACATCTTTTTCGTTCATAAGAAGATAGTTTTCATCTTCGTATTTAAATTTCTGTCCTGAATACTCACCGAACAGTATTGTGTCACCTACTTTAACTGTCATCGCTCTGACCGTACCATTATCTAATATGGCACCTTGGCCTGCTGCAACAATCACACCTTCAAACTTCTTCTCAGCTTGCTTTGCCAGTACAATGCCACTGGCCGTTGTTAGTTCTTCTTCTTTTTGCTTTACTACGATGCGTTCACCGAAAGGTTTTAATTTCATTTTTTGCCTTTTTTAGTTGATTCACGTTTTACACTGTAGGCGATGGCCACAGCTTGCGCTGGCTTTTTACCAGCTTCTATCTCAGCCTTAACATTAGCACGGAAAGCCTCTTTACTAGGTGATTTTTTTAACGGCATAGTTAACTCCCCATCCATGAACTTGATGCTCCGCTACCAGTAGCATACGACTTACGGGGAGCTTTGTCAACATATTCACGATGGGCTACAGGGAACGCAAACGTCACGCATAACGCGTCTGCTGCGTCCGGGCTTGCCATGCCCCTGGCCTTCATCTCTTTCTTACCTTCTAAGAATATCGTCCCGCTGCTGTTAGGCTTTTTCATCGGGCCTGTCAAGTCCGATTTTAATTTTCTATCCTCCGGTATGCTGGCGCTGCGTAACCACTCCCGCATCGCACCCCACATCTCGGCCCGCTTGTTGCCCCACATTATCGAGTTCTTAGCCCGTGACCCAAAGTTCACACCGCGCACCTTATACCGCTGCTCGGTTAGCCTGTCCAATATGCCGTACCCCAGCCCGCCCTCGTCTATGACGGTCATCACTGGTTTGTATTCTTCTATTGCCTCGATCACCCGACCTACGACAGTCATTGTGTCCTCGCCCTGATAGCGCTTAATAGCAACGATATCCCGCCCTTGACGGACAACGATGACCGTGCTGTCGGCACCTCCTCGCGCGGGATCCACCCCGATAACGATAGGCGCAGACGTATCCTTATATCTCTCACGTTTGAACGCGTCCTCAACGAGTGTCGGGCTGATAAACTGGTCTTCGCCTGACGATGGAAACTCACCGTAAACCTCGACCCGCGCCTGGCTACTGTCCTCACCATACTCGGCAATAATCTGTTCATATACCGCTTTATCCGTGTCCTCGACCTGCCGCGCGTCAATTTGTCTGCCATGCCAAAAGTCCCGTTTAGAGTTAAAGCACTCAAAGAAGTAGCCTTGGTTGCGACGCGGGTTGCTGAACGCGAACCAATACCGGTCTAGTATGTTCTCTGTAAAGAAGCCCGCACCCACTGACCATATTGCGTCAGGTATACCACTGGCCTCGTCAAATATCAACATCATCCCGTCGTGGTTGTGGACACCCGCGTATGAGTCAGGATTCTCTTCCGACCACAGCTTACCCTCTGCCGCCCAGTACCGCGTACCCTTTTTCAAGTCACGCTCGACTAGCTCGCACACCCATTTCGCTGGCACCAGCTTAGTTGCCGAGATTTCCCACCAGTGTGAGTTTATTATCATGGCCTGCCATTTAGTCAGCTCACCCCAGGTGACTGACCGCAGTTGTGACTCACTGTTGGCTGACACCACGACGCTGGAGCCGATCCTTGTTGTCAACATCCACATTATGAGCCAGCTAACAAGGGCTGACTTACCGATACCCCGTCCGCTACTGACCGCCTCGCGCAGTGTCGTCATGTCGACCTGCCCACGGTTTTCTTTTATGTGCTTGCCGATTGTTCTTAAGACGTCGCGCTGCCACTGACGTGGCCCTTTGAACTTAGCCAGTGGCGTGTTGGCTTGGCCCCACGGGAACGCGAACAGCACGAACGCTTCAGGGTCGTCCGCAACACGCGGATCCCACAGCCGTGACATGAGGAGTTGTTCTTCGTCCGAGCTATATATAGGTAGTTGCATTATTGGTTGTCTACGACGGTGCCTTCAACGATACGTGATTGCGCTTCTTGTAGCGCCTGAGTGATACTTATCTTTTGGTACACATCCACACTGATCTCAGTCTTGGCTGTCCATGCGTG